AACTTCGGGTCCGCCAGCACTATACCCGTTCTTTCCGACATGTACTCCCATGACTGCCACGAAAGAGCCACATCGTCCCGCCACGGGAGTTCCGCAATCACCATCTTCAGACTCGTACGTGGCCTCCAGGCACACACCAAGGCGCTGAGTACCGGGGTTGATATCGGCTGGGATCAACTTACCTGCCGAAGTGTGACGGCGCACATCGTCCGCACTCCGAATGGCCCGGACCTCATCAAACACAGAAACCGCAGATTTCAAGCCCGAGGCCGGAAACAAATCTGTCAAATCAGGAAACGAGGGCGGAACCTCCTGCACGTACAACACAACGGCATCCTTATACGGAATAGCGACTCCGGTAATCGAAACTGCCGGTCGCGACGCAAAAACGGCCCTACTCGTAACCTTTGTGCCTCCCTGGATTTCGATCTCGTATGGCGCGTCGGCGGGTAAGGTAGTCCGGCTATCATCGGCTTCTTTCGTAAACAAATGCCGCACCGTCACTAGGTAATTTGCCTTGATAAAGAAACCCTCCATCACTCGATTGCCACACGAAAGCTTAACCAAATTCTTACGCATCATCGCAGTCAGCCCTTCCATTGTCATGGTAGGACTTCGCGGGGATACGCACAGCGGCATCTGAGTGATCTGAACGCGATTCCAATCCGTACCTGGTTTAAACGCGAAGGCCTCACGCGAGGGTTGAGACGGATCATAGCCTTCTACCACTGACCCTTGGGCAAAGACCAAGCCAAAGACTGATTCCACCGTCTTGAGGGCCAAGAAAACTCCTCCCGTCGCAAAGGCCAGATCCTTCAACACGATATACATCTTCGAATCGTACAGCCCGAAAGAAGCGTGGCGACGCATCTTATCGTCAAGAATGTCCTCAATCGTTTCCTCAGCAACCGCGTCTCTGTTCATCACCATAAACAAAAACGCGCTTAGGGAAGTCCATCCCATAGCACGGGCAAAACCGCCTTCCTTAACCGATGTTACCAATACCGGTTTTCTCTTCCACGCTTTTGCTGGGACTAGGACAGGAGCTGGGACGCCCAAAATAGGTGAAGCATCTAGATCAACAAACTCAGCTTCACAAGGAGCCTCACCATGCACACCTAGACACTGGGCACACGCAGCTACCATGTCGCGTGGCACCATTCGCAGCCGCTGCTGGTCCACATATTTCTCGAACCGATGACCCACCGAGGTCAACAAACTCGCCACATTTGTGAATTTCTTCACTGGGGCAAAAGGCTTCGTGTCGTACGGTAGCTCCTTATTCCACGCAGCGCCATGGAACTTAGATACTGTGATCTCCCAGTAATCATCAGATCCATCGAGAAGCTTCTCGTCGAGACGACCAGTCGCAGGGTCGGCAAATTGGGGCTTAACGGCCATCTCCAACATCAAATGAAAACGCCGCCAGAACGTCATCGGCTCCAGAGTGAATCCTTTCAGACGGGCGTGCTCAAAGTTGGTACAGTAAACGCCCACCTGGTAATTCGCAAAGACCTTTCCCTTATCATCTACGGCTGCTTGCTCTAACTGCGTTGGCTTAGAGTTCATCAAACTACACGTTAGACTAACGTGCGTCGGTTGCCCTTGTGAGAGCGAACCAACACCTTGGTCGGGGTCGTCCATGACTAAAAACCACTGGGAAGAAG